TTACTTGAAATCCCCTACATATTTCCAAGAACTTTTTAACCACTTAAGTTTCTTATGATCTTCTGGATAAACTGTATCAATTTCATCTGAATTTTTTTTAAGTAGAACAGCGATACCATTTCCGCTTTGATCCCAAGAAATTCGTGCCCCACTAAATCCATCTACATATTTCTCTCCATCAGTCAAAGCTTTATCAATCATTTTTGCAGTAATTTTACGATCTATTGCTTGTTCAGTAGCATGTTTTGATACATAAACTATACGTTTTGAAGCAGTCTTTGCTAAAAACGGAACTCCATATCTAATAGTAACAGTTGCTAATAAAGGAATTACAGGAGCTATACGTGATTCGATTTGAATTTCATCTTCTAAATCAATCCTTGGGCCACCTAAATCTTGATTTATAACATCTGTTTCGCCATCTGTTTCGCCATCTGTTTCATTAATTATTTCTTGTTCATTATTTATTTCTTGTTCATAATTTATTTCTTGATTAAAAGAATCATTTATTTGCAAATCCTCGGGCTCACTTGCAAATGCAAAACTAGGTGAAACAATACTAAAAATTAATGTAAAACAAATCAATCCTATAATATTTCTAAATATGTTATTCTTCAAAATTAATCCTCCGTTATCCTAAAAAATTAAAATGTTATAACATTCCATTACTCTCGAGTTACTAATATCCTATCATTATGAAATACTCCTACCAATACTCTAACCGCGCCAATTTTTGGCGTGAAATTTACATTGAATTTACAAAAAATGCCACATAACGCCATCAATCACGCCAAATTTTGGCGGTACTCATGTAACAAAGCGGTGCCAAAGTAATGTTTTTTAAAATTTTTACTGATTTCATTTGACATTCCTATCAGGTAGTGAATTTAATTTTTTTTTTACAAATTCTTAACAATAATTACCATTAATTTCATTGTAAATAATTTGATTCTATGTTAATAAAATAAAAAAGCCGATTACCAATTAAGGTAACAGGCATTTGCTGTTAAGCGCTACGTTGTGCAATGATAATTTTCAAACCTTCAAAATCACCGCTTGTCATCGTACCTTGGTCGAATTTATCAAGCCATGACTTATCGATTTTAGTGTTTCCTCCTTCTTTTTCATCAATTTGCCATGCGTCTGAATCAGAACGTATAGCAACTTCAGGGCCTGCACGACCTTTTTCTACGATTGCAATATGATTAATTTCAACATTCCGTTGTACATATTCGTACTTATCACCATTATATGTTCCACTTTCTGCAACAACATCCGATAAAAAACCAATGCTAATTTCATTGTATCCCTCATGAATTTTTCCAATGAGCGTTTTGTCCGTCACAGTCAACGAGATATAGAGTTTGAAGTCCTCTACACGTGAATCTGTGTGGCTCATACCTTTAGCATAGGTTTGATAATTTTCGATTGTAACTGGTTCATTCGGGTGACCATCAGTAACAGGCTTAGAACGCGCTGAATAAATAGTACGGTCACTAAAAATATCTTCTGGCAGTTTAGCCTCCATCTGAACAGTGCCATCTTGTCGTTGATATGGAAAAACACCAGGTCGAGTAATCGGTACATTGACCGTTAAATACCCTTCTAGTGTTTCCATGTAGTCTTTTATATAAGATGTGTCATAACGTTGTAGTTTCAATATTTCACCTCCTTTTACAAAATAAATGACCACTGCATTATCAAAAAAATACAGTGGTCATTTTATTATTTCTTTAAGGACTGATAAGCTTCTATAAGCTGTTCATTTGTCATATCTTTATTCTCTTGAACCTTTATTAATAGTTGCATTAAACCTTCTGTGTCTAATTCCATTTTCTCGCCAGCTAAATCCAAACCTTGTTTCAAGCTACCGTTCATTATTTCGTTAAACACTTCGATTGCATCTTTTTCATTCATCCTCTTCACCTCCATTTTTCTTTACGAAAAAAACAGGGAAAAGTTTCAATTTATCCAAATACTGGAATTGCTACACATACATCATTAGATAAAGCCCATTCTCTATGTTGCTCTTGAGTACGCACATAATAACGAATCCATTCACGTTTAAAGATAGAACCGCCTGCTGGTGAAGGTCTTTGTTGATAAAGAGCGTTCCATGTACGACTACCAACCTCTGCCTTTTTATCAGCCGCCCATTGCTCATTAAACCCTAGCTCTCGACATAGTGGTTCTCCAGACGCACGTCCTAGCAAATCATCTTCATCCTCTGCAATAGCTGGTAAACGTAAACGAATCCATTTTCGAGGGCTTCGCGCTAGTAAAACTGATGCTCCATCATGCAAACGAGTGGATAGTGTTGCTTCCCATTCATCCCATATGTTGTCTCGGATAGTTTGAGAGCTTGCTTCCTTCATATTTTTGATAGGGTCATCAATAATCATTAAATCGGCACCTTGACCAGTAATGGAACCGCCAATACCTGTGGCAATCATGCCACCCTGCCTACCTTCAACACCCCAATCTTTTACAGCAGCGTTAGCTTCAGATAATTGAATGCTAAATAGTTCGTTAGCGTACTCATTAAATTTATTACGATTTAACCTACCAAACTTTTTAGCCAGCCCATCAGAATAGGCAGCCGCAATAACTCTCTTATCTGGATTTTTCATTAAGTAGTAGCTAGGGAATGATTCTGTCACAGTCATTGACTTCCCATGTCGAGGTGGCATTTCAATTAACATCGATAGTTGCTCACCGTCTGCAATGCGCTGCAATACTTCACAAATTAACTCTGTATGCCTGTAGTGCTCGTAATGACCGTTATGAACAAACTCTACATAATCACGGTAAAATTGGCGTGAGAGTTCTTTACTTGCTTCATAGGCTAGCGCATCTAATTGCTCATCGCTTATTACTTGTAGCAAGTTCTCTCAACTCCTCTGTCGTTAATTTACTAAGATCCACTACATTAGTTGTTGTAATGCCATTACCCTTTGTTTCTGAACGAGTCTTTGCAATATCAGCTTTAACTTTCTCTTCACGCAATTGTTTCAACTCGTTTTCATTAAATATATCCGTATACTTCGCAAGGAACACAAGTGCTGCCATCTTATCAGCCAGTTTAACCTTGAACATGCCGTCTTTACCTTTTGATAGTTCGGTAATGAGTGTTCCATCGATTTCTTCCGAATGATGCATTGAAAACTTTGTGTAAGTGTATGGTACAACTTCTGTTTTTTCGGACTTCTTTGAACCGTCTGGATTATATTCAACGGATGTTTCCGTCGCTTCCGACTCCACTTGAGTAAAGTCTATGAAGTCCGTTATGTCAGCAAAAGCAATAGCTTTGTACTTCTCTAGCACATCGAATTTATCTAAGTCTAAACTTTCAAGCCTTTGCCTTTTCAATTCAGCAACTGTTTCTTTCACCTTAGCTTTACTTAGCAACCTACTACCATTTGCCATTGCTGTTTGATAGCTACATTCATACACCTTTTTATATGCGCTAGTAGCATTCAGTGAACGGACGTAATACATACAAAAAAGCCGTTGTTTATCAGTTAATCCATCATCACCTTCTAATTCAAAAGTGGTAACTTCTTCTGATTCAACGACTTCTTTTTCTTTGGATGCATCCTCTTTTATGGTTGCAACCTTCTTAGTTTTGGTTGCATCCTTTTCAGTTGCATCCCTAGACCATTTCTCACGGCTCTTTCGGCTCTTCAACGTACCAAGCTTTATACTATGTTTTTCAGCAAGATCAGCAAGCGTAATCATTGTGGTTTCCCACTCGTGTTTTATTTCATCCCAATTAGCCATATCTCATAAACACCACCTCCATCTTCATTTGTTTGTTTTGTAATCACCTCATTATGCTAGTAACTAAATAAAGTAAAAATAGTGCCCTAAAAGGACACTATTTTTTATAATTTTCGAATAATAATTTATTATTTTCAACGTGTTTTTTTGTAATTTCATTTAATAATTTTGTTAAATCTCGGTTAAATTCAACCATTTTCTGTTGATAACTCTCACCAAATTCTTTTTTATTTATTAATTCAATCATATTGTAGCTACTTTTATTTAATAAATCGTTAATTATTTCTACTTCATCACTTTCATAATCCAAATAAGAATATAATATTCTAACTTTACTAATTTCAATTTCAATTTCCGCAAATAATTCACTTTCTCGAAATTGACTCGACTTTATTTCCATCATTAAACTTAAAATAACTTCGTGTACCGATTCTTCTTTGCTATGAACTAAATGAATATCTCTTAAAAACTCTTGTTGATTAGTTAGATTTGAAATTTCTTGCCCAATATTATCAATTTTACGGAAGATTTCATTTCTTAACTTAATCAATTTCGTCATATTGGTTATTGATTCAACCAATTCTTCACTTTTATTTAATAGAAATAATTTATGCTCTCTTTCTCTTGTTTTTTTGTCATTTAATTCTGCAGCCTCATCAATACTATTTTTTTGTTCAAAGAGTAACTCGAGATGTTGATTGTTTTGATTTCGAATTAAAGCATATGTAGTTAATACTACTGCTACCATACCAACTATTCCACCTAAAAAGCTCCCCCAAAAACTAATCCAACTACCAGCTAAACTACTATCATTATTCCCTAGGCTGTCTATGACCCAATTATTCACTGAATATGGAATGACAAATGAAATAACCAAAAGAACTCCTAATGATACAATTGCTGAAATTAAAAAAACTTTAAAATAGAGTATTTTTTTCTTATCTAGTTTAGATTCCAATTTGTAATCTCTCCTTTCAATTCATAATAGAGTAAAAGGTATGTGCAAAACCTTAATAACTTTTTGCTCTCAAAACCACACCAAACTCCCCCTGCTAATAGCTAATCCCTGTAAGCTCAAGTATCACACTCTTCCTAACGATACACCATAGCCCCTTGAACTAGATTCCAATTGTTTTATGGCTGTTTGATGCAGTTTTCAAAGCAAAAGAAAAAGCCACTGATTTATAATCAGTAGCATATTACTATGTATTTTTTTCATTTTCTTTTAAATATATCAATATACGAATTAAGTCGTGTAATTTATTTACTCTTTTCCCAAACAATATTTCATGGTTAAATGCAAATGCAATTATACCAAGTAATGCAATGAGAATAAACAAAATCATTATCATCCCAACACCTAAATCTGCTTTAAACTCTGAAGACAATGATATTATGATTGCGTAAATTCCAATAAAGACAGCCATTACAACACTTAATCCAGCCCAAAAAGCAGAATTAATTCTGCTAGTCTTATTAATATCCAATATCACCGTTTTTTCCATTTCTTCCAACTCTTCTTTTGTAATCTTTTTTAAGATTTTTCGTGAAAACCATTCTATAGTACACCTATCGTAGAAATCTATTTTCATCAAATCCCTTAAGTATGTATGTATTTCATTAATTTTAAATATATATTTCATGTAATACCCTCCCACTCAATCATAAGCTGAAGGTAAAAAAAATGGTACAATTTTCTACAAAAGAAAAAGCCTCCATCCGAAGATGAAAGCTTAAATATTGTGGTAATCCTAATGTCGAGTGCTCACTTTTGACATCGTGGCAGAGCGTACCACGTTATTTCGTAATTGTGTTTTAGATTTATAGTGCATTTCCGTGCACTTTGAAGCTATAGTAAGTTTGTTTTAGTAAGTTTGACTGAATTCTATGGAAAGTGGACGAAGTTCACATATAAACCACTCCTTTATTTAAAGAAGATTTGGATTGAAACAAATATTGAAAATAAAAATACCCCAATATGGAGCCAACCAGAAACTTTTCTCTCTCTTTGAAATTCTTTTATTCCAATAATTAACATCAATAATCCTAAGAAGAATAACACTAGGAAATTCAACTGGTAATCACTTGTGATAATTGAGTAAGTTGAGAGTAATACTACTATGATTGAAAAAAGAATTTGTAATATTGTTAACAAAAATACCATCACCTTTTAAATATTGTAATTTGATTATACAATACAACAGATAACGTGGGTATAATTTCCATTACTAGCCTTTTATATTAATTAAGATACCTAATCTCTTAAAAAATATAGGCCGCGGCCGTGTTTGTCTTGCTCCGGACAAATTTATGGAGCGCAGGTCGGTCGTCGGTCTGTCTTTCCCTAATATTTAGTTTTTATAAATACCAAGAGAGGAAAACCTTACCGCGCCGACCTACCTCCGATTGTACATTATTATTTTTATCTCACCTAATCTTGAAAGTATGGCAACTGTAGTAGATATAGAACAAAGGTGATAACATGGAATTAGTTAAATATTTCATAGTTTAGGAGTTGATTATCAATGACATTACAAGAAAAAATAGTGCAATTAACTAGAGGAACCCTCGTTGATCTAGTAAATCTACGTTACGATAAACTTAAAGAAGAGAATAAAATTAACGATGAAACTGAAGAGTTATTAAAAGAAGTTATTTCAATGCAAGGCACTCTTACTTTGCCTCCTAGTGATGAAGAAATGGACATAGATGTATACGAATACAATGATAATAGTGGCTTTTGTTCAGAAATAAGGTATCTTTGGTTTGATGACGAAGAAACCCCGGTAATACTTTTTTGTGAAGCTAAAACAAATGCTGAAAAAACTCAGGTAACTGAATTTTATATCGAAACAATCGATGCATAAGGATAAGGGGGCAATCTAGCCCCCTTTACGTTACCCCATCATCTGCTCCACGATACTATCTTTAATATTTTGAATATGTGTATGACTTAACCCCATAGCCTTTGCTATCCTCCGTTGTGATTTGCCATCTAACATCCAGTTCAGCACTTGAACCTCTCTATCACCAGCAACTCTATCGATTAAATTTTGAACCTCTAAAAGCTTCTTCTCATACTCTGCAACACGTTTAATATTTTTCGAACGTCTAATAGCTTCTTGCATAATTGGATCACCTACACCACCTGCTGCCTTGGGTAGTGTAGCTTCGATTCCATACTGTGCCGTTTTTGCCCCAATAACCATTTCTGCTCGCATTTCTTTGATGGCGTTAACCATCCAGTGGTAGTCTGTAATCATTGAATCTAAAGCATCTGGTGTAATTGTTAGTGTTCTTTCTTTTAACATAGGTTTGCCCTCCTAAGTTGTGTTATAATGACTTATCTGACTAGCCTAAAAGGGAATAAACCAATTCTAAGCTGTAGCGTGTGACGACGCTACGGCTTTTTTGTTAATTTTGGACAGATTTTTTACTCACCATCGGCTCACCGATCGTTATGCCAAAAGTTATTAAATGGACATTTTCTCATATTGTTTCTTTAATACTTAACAGTCCAGTGAACACTCGTATCTCATCCTTATATCCATCTTCATCTGTAAATTAAACAATTGCTCCTTCATTATGCAAGTCGTATTCTACGAAAATTCCTTTACCCAAATTCTTATGAGATACTTCGGAAAACTTAAAATGGTCTATTAACCATTTTCTTTTTTTGTAAAACAAAATCATTACTTACTAGACAATTGCCAATCAAGTTATATTTTCAAACCATAAATTAATAAAGAAAGGCAAGGATTACTTTAGGAAGGGGAATTGAAAATGAGCATTAACAGAAAGGCTAAACACAATATGCGGAAAAAGTGCTATTCTTGTGATGAAAAGGAAAACCATCATGAGAAAGATAATAATCGCTGTAAAGGTTGTGTTTGTAATCAATTAAAACGTTTACAAACTCAGACTGAAGTTGATCTTTTCTTATTTGGTGGTCAAGTAATAGAAGATGTTATTTTTATTACCTTTGATCAAAATAATTGTTGTGCATTCTTTAATGATCCAGAAACAGAACCTGGTTCAACAATTGTCGTAGACTGTCAAGATATTCAAGCTATTCGATTTGAAGCAGATTAAGCTAATTGTTTCCTTCCTCAAATTGTTCAGTAACCTTATTTTTTTATGAATTATTTTTAAAATTCCACCCATACTATCCTTGTTTGAAAAATGCCGAAAACTAGAAAAGGAAGTGTAGTATGGGAATACTTAGCGGAAATCCAAAAGATGAACCATTGCATTACGGTGAAGTATTTAGTGTTTGGTCAGGTTTAGTTGCTGGCTACGGAATGATTGCTGGTTATCAAACATTCTATAATCATGCAGGTGACGAAGATCTTAAAAAAATTATTGAAGATATAATCGAACTTTGCAGGGATGAAGTAAAACAATTAGAAAAAATACTAAAAACGAATGGTATCGGTTTACCTCCTGCTCCACCTGAAAGACCTGTAGCAAGAATGGAAGATATCCCTCCAGGAGCGAAATTTAGTGATCCAGAAATTAGTGCTGCACTATCAGTTGACCTTGCTGCTGGACTAGTTGCATGTAGTCAAGCAATGGGTACATCAACTCGAGAAGATATTGCTTTAATGTATGGTCAATTCCATGCAGCAAAAGCTCTAATCGGCGCTAAGCTGCTACGTCTTAATAAAAATAAAGGTTGGTTAGTTCCACCACCATTACATGTAGATTATCCAGAAAAATAATATTTTTACCTGACAAACCGTTTCCCCAGTATAAAACTGGGGTTTTTTCTTTGACATAAATGTATAGCTAACCTTAATTTGCACAAATTATTATTGAGTGTATCGCACGCACTTGCTGTGGCGCTGGTTGACCGTCACGGCCTCCTAATTACTAAGGGTCACTACTTGCTCAGTGACTCTTTTTAGTTTCTTTCCTCATATTGTTCATATAGTAAGCTGTCCAAACGCTGCGGCTTTTTCTTATTTTCAAACTTTACATTGGATCCAAAGATCTTTAGATCAATACACGAACATTTCCTCATATTGTTCAGTAAGCGCTGCTCACATAAAGTATCTTTGTTCAAACCTAAATAGGTTTTAATCCAATCTCATATTTCTTTTAAACATATTATAAAAGAAATAATGGGGTTAAATTATGTCTAAAAAAAAGAAAATTACTAGAATAAAACCTAACGGACATTGTCCGCCAGTTAAGTACACAGCACTTAATAGTTGCTGTCCTTCAGCCCCCGCCTCTTCGTGTCTTTGTGACTGTTGTGTTTTTCCACTTCAGTCCGTCTTACAGCAGCTTGTTGGGCAAACTGTAATTCTTGGCACTGTTGCAGACGCACCAAATGTACCTCCTCTATTTTTTTATTCACAATTACTGAAGTGAATGATTTTTTAGTTACTGTTACAGATGGTGTGACAACCTTTGAAGTAAACATTTCTGATGTTACAGGGGTAGGATTTTTACCACCAGGACCTACTATCAACTTGTTGCCACCTGTTAATTCAGGGTGCGAATGTAATTGTCGCGAACGACCGATCAGACAATTGCTAGATACACTTATCGGTTCAACAGTTAATCTTTTAGCAGTTAATGGTTCTATTGCAGCAGATTTTATTGTGGAACAAACAGGTCTTGGCATAGTGTTAGGTACTTTACCAATAAGTCCTGAAACAATCGTTAGATTTGCAATTTCAACTTGCAAAATAACAGCTGTAGGGCAGACTAATTGAATAAGGGATGAAATTAAAAATATTTAGTGAGTCGTTAGTCATTAATAATTAGTAATTTTATTATTCTTGAACTAACAGGGGCTTGTTGAATAGCTAGAAAGACGTATCCATCTCATACGGTGGTGAGTCTAAATGATTAATTTATTGTAGCCTATTGCCCTTTACTCCATATTTCACTCTAACTATGAATGGAGGTGAAAAAATGGTTAACTGTAGTAACTGTAATAAACGTTCCTGCTTGTGCGGAAGCCAAATAGGACCATTCAAAGCAGTGGACCTCTGTGGAATTACTGGCGGTATTCCTCCTGTAATACCAACAGCATGTAGTGGTCTATGCGAATACGGATATATATATAATCTAAGTCCTGAAACTGTCGCTGTAGAAGCAGATATTATTTTTGATTCAACAGGTATAGTTACACCAGGAATTACGCATGCTCCTGGAACCTCTCAAATTTTTGTTACTAGACCAGGAATCTACGAGGTTACTTTCATCGTATCAGGTGTTGAACCTAACCAATTCACACTATTTTTAAATGGTGCACCGGTGACGCAGGCAGTCTATGGTTCAGGAGCCGGTACTCAACAAAACACAGGTCAGGTAATAATTTCTATACCATCCGGCGGGTTTCTTACACTTAGGAACCATTCTTCTGCAGCAGCAGTAATCCTTCAAACTTTAGCAGGAGGCACACAAATAAACGTAAATGCTTCAATTATCCTTAAAATGTTAAGTCCTATTATTTAGAGATATAAAGACAAAACTAAAAAATAATAGATTTCGTGTTAGGAGTGATTAACCTTTTGCGTAGGAATTACTCCTTTTTTCTTTTAACATTTATACACGCTTCCTTTACTGAACAATATCTTTCAAAAAGTCACTTAGAACATCTTCGAACATTACTAATATGTTCTAATTCTTTCCCAATACTTAACTGCCTATATACTTCGCAACCTCTATATTTCTTAGTAGGATCATACGCTCTCTTTTTCGGGCACCCTTTGCACTTTAGAAAGGCAAATCATCCTGACTTACCTCAATTGGTCCCTTACTATTCGCAAACGGATTTTCATCTGCTCTTGTATAACTCGGCTGGTTGTTATTACCGCCATATTGCCACTGTGGAGCCCCTTGATATGGTCCACCTGTATTTCCACTAGATTGATAGTCTTTTATGCCCTGTGAGCCTCCAGTGCTGTTTCTTGGCTCTAAGAATTGGATACTGTCGGCTATAACGTCAGTAGTAAACACACGCTTGCCATCTTGCCCCTCATAATTGCCTGTTTGGATACGCCCTTCCAAACCTATTAAGCTACCTTTCTTCATGAAGTTTGCTAGATTCTCAGCCTGTTTACGCATGCCTGGCAATTGATGAAGTCTGCCTCACGTTCAACCTGCTGATTTTGGAATGTCCTGTTTACCGCAACTGTGAAGCGACATGATGCAATGCCTTTCGGTGAATAACGTAGCTCAGGAACTTTTGTAAGTCGTCCCTAATGCCACTCGGTTAATCAAGCCTCTACACTCTCCTTCTTACCTAACATTTCTAAAACCTTTTGTCTCTCAGCCTCGAAATCTATCGTGTTGCTAGTAGAATCAGGAGATGATTTTGGCTCTTCATTATCATTTCGATTAGCAAACCACTCTGGTACTACCTCTGTACGACCATTTTGTTTTTGATAAGAGGATTGGCTAGATTGATGTCGTTGATTTTTTTCCCTTTCTTCCCTCGCCTTTAGTTGGTCAACGTTGGTTACAAAGTCTTTTCTCCAGTTAGCTAAAATCCGTTCTGTATACTGCATTGGTTTGTTTGGTTGCTGAAGTGCAGTAATTTTCATGGCTTCATAAACCAGTGCTGGATCATTTTCATGTGCCATGTTTTCTATGCATTCGCAAATATAGCCAGATGCTCTTTGAATGTTTTCATCACAGAATTTAGTTAAAAATACTAATTGTTCCTCAGTGACTAACGACTGACCGACTTCACCCTCTGTTGTTTGTTTTTCTTTTTTATTTTCTTTTTCTTTTTTATTTTCTTTTTCTTTTTCTTTTTGTCCACTTATCGTCGACGTATCGTAAGAACCCGCATCATTACTGGATTCCTCGTTTTCCAACGTTACGTTAGACGTATCGTGTGACGTATCGTAATACGACTCGTAGACGTTACGTACAGAATCGTTCGGGATTCCTTTACCAACCTATTGAATAAGTGAAGTATCTTTTACCTCTTTTAGTTCTGATCTCACACAATCAAGAATTGGTTTTCCTCCTCGATTAAGATTGTATTTACCCCAGTTTTTAATCGCTATTTCCCGTGTATCCTCGTTGTATTTAATAAGCTCGTGATGGTCTCTAAAGCGTTGTAATAACGCGCCAGCACTTTCCAGTGAGTAGCCCATGTCAAAAGCAATTTGCTTTTTGGTAATTTGATAGATGCCAATTTGAGTCGTACTTTCATTTGTCAGCAAATACAGAAAGAAGTATTTGTCCTCTGCTGTCAATTCCTCAACCACACGAGGATCGTTCCAAAAAGTTGTATAGACGTATCTGAATTTAGCCATTTGCTCTCGACTCTCCTTTTATCGCAATATTCTAATTATTAAGAATCAACCAGTGCGTTTTTTATATTTTCCTTCCTAAAAACTACTAGAGCACGCTAGGAAATAAGTAAAAAAATTTCCCGGGTAAGCGCAAGAAATGACAAGCTTAGTTCTACATTCCAACACCAAGCGTCTGATTTCATCGTTGTTCCCTCTCACCTGCTCAAATATCCCAGCAGGCAGAAGGACTTTGTGTGATACGTTATTCATCCATCTGCACCACCTAATCTAGTAGATATTCAATTTCAAATGTGCCACTAAGTTTCTTAGTTGCTCGACAAAATTCGCACTTGTCACACCTGTGTGGATTTCTACGCCCTAGCTTTGCATCTATGATGCTTGGCAACATTGTTTGAACATATTCTTTCTCGAAATCGAAACGCCCTGAATCGAAGTGTAAAACTGCTTTATCAGTGGCGATTCTTTTGTAACAGCCACAATGTATGGATCATAGTAACGCCCTGTATTTTGAAAGATAATTTCTCTATACACCCACATTTGCAGCACGTAATCAAAGGCTTGTACAAATGAAACCCAAGTATTATATTTCTCGCTCCAGTATCGTTTTCGAAGCTCTTGGGTACTCTTTAAATCGCTGAAAAATCCACGTTCATGATTGATGTTATCGACTTTTATTTTCCACTCAACTCCGAATAATTCACCAGTGAAGATAGCCTCTTTTTCACCCTTAATGCAAACATACAAAACTTGTCATTTTTAATGGTCTCAATCATGTCTTCTGCTTTTTCATAATCTTTATATTTACCACCTCTGCTACCGTAAATGCTGTTGTGGTTCAGTTCTAGAAATTCAGAAAATCTCGTATCACTTTCAAAGGCTGCATGTAAATATGAACCTACTAATAATGCTGTAGAAGGAGGACGAGAAAACTCGCCCCTTACCTCTGCAAATGTTCTAGCTTCACATTCCATAGCGCTCTTAAACTGTGACACTGACATGTATTGTTGATTTGCCTCATTCGAGTGGTAATTCTGGCTGCTCAATTGGAATGTCGTTTGGTGCATCTGATTTCACCCCTATTTTTGAATCTGATTGTGCTTGGAAATCGGCCCCTAAACCACTTGATTGATTTTTAGCAATCTCCTTATTAAACCAATCCTCTATCATACTTACTCCATCTCTTAAACTGTTAAAAATGTTGATTAACTCTACATAGTCGTATTCAGTGAACGAGTCAGCATTGTAACCAAACTTTGCTTCTATCATTTCTTGTGTTACACGATGTTGTTCTTTAAAACTACGTAATGCACCGTTTTGATTTCGGTAACTTTTACCAAAAAAGTTACTACACAATATCTTTCACTTGTTCATACTCAGTTCATTTTGTCGTCACTGTGAGTTCATCTTCGTCGGTTAGGCTTTCCTTAGGGCACTTAAAGGTAGCCCAAAACGATAGGAGACGAAATGCGTGAAAATACGAGAGGTGAAAAAATGGAATTGGACACAACAACAGAAAAAAAACCAGCTAATAAGATGAAAAAATTACTTATCATTTTACTTAAAATTTTAGCAGCAATAGTTATAATAATTGTCGTTTTTATAGCCATTGTTTTTGTGATTGATAAGATCAGTAGCAAATTAGAAGCAGCAAAAATAAAACCTTATGGTCAGTCTGTAACAGTAGATGGGAAAAATATGAATGTTTTGATTGAAGGACAAGGCGCAGAAACAGTCGTGCTACTGCCAGGTTTGGGAACAGGAACACCAGCACTTGATTTTAAGCCGCTAGTAGAAGAGTTATCGCCATTTTACAAAGTTGTAGTGATTGAGCCTTTCGGTTATGGATTAAGTGATATAACCGAAAAAGAACGGAGCACAGAAAATATTGTAAGTGAAATCCACGAAGCCTTACAGATTCTTAAAATTGACCGCTATATTCTAATGGGTCACTCCATTTCGGGCATTTACGCACTAGATTATGTGAATAAATATGAAAACGAAGTGAGTGCATTTGCCGGGATCGATAGCAGTGTTCCAAGGCAATATGGTGATAAGGTTGTTGAATCTCCGATACCTAATTCTGTAATTACACTACTCAAAGAATCAGGTCTAGGCAGATTGATAATGAAACTAAGTGCTGACCCATATGCTGCACTACCAGTTGATGATGAAACAAAAGAACAAATGAGAATTCTTTCTTACAAAAACTTTAGAAATCCAACTATTGTGAATGAAATAGAAAATAGATCTCCTAATTTTAAAGCAGCTGAAAATTTAACATTCCCAAAAAACCTGCCTGTTATTTTCTTTTTACAACCGAATAGTGCAGCGATTGAAGGATGGTCAACACTACATGAAGAGCAAGTAAAAGATTCTATACATGGAAAAGTGATGACATTTGAAGGAACACATTATTTACACCATACTCAATCAAAAGAAATCGCTGAAAACCTCAGGGTATTTATTGAAGAAGTAAAGCAAGACAGTAGATAATTTTTCCATGCTACGGCACCATGTACAAGCTTTCTTGCATGTGTGCTGTAGCATTTCTTTCGTATATGCCTATTTATTATTCACACACTCTTAATTGGATTATTTTTCCTCAGATAATTATATTAATGACAATTTCATTTGCTTAGTAGTTCATCGTAAATGACCAAGTTTCAATGGTTTCCGTTACTTCACCCGCCTGTACAAAATCTTTCATGGAGCACATGGCCCCAAATCAAGCAATCATCTGTTTTACAATGTTATCCTTAATTCGTTTAATACTCGTTGCTGATAAAGCCATATGTTGGCCTATCCAACGTTGCGAATCGCCGTCTAACATCCAATTCAGTACTTGAACCTCTCTGTCGCCAGTAACTCGTTCAATAAGCATTTGTACCTCTAATAGCTTCTTCTCATACTCTGCAACATGCTTTATATTTTTCGAACGTCTAATAGCATCTTGCATAATCGGATCGCCTACGCCACCTGCTGCCTTTGGTAGTGTAGCCTCGATACCATACTATGCCGTTTTTGCCCCTATAACCATTTCTGATCACATTTCTTTGATGGCGTTAACCATGTATTCTGTAATCATTGAATCTAATGCATCTGGTGTAATCGTTATTGTTCTTTTTTTAACATAGGTTTGCCCTCCTAAGTTGTGTTATAATGCTAATGACTAAGCCATTATTCAAAGGGCATATACCAATTCGAGCTGTAGCGTATGCAAACGCTGCGGCTTTTTCATGTTATAATTTACACGAAATACATAATAAGGTAAATAAATGGACATGTTTACAGGATTATCACTTGGTAGATATCTGCTATATTTCATTCCACCGATGTTATTGCTACCTGTTGTAATGATAGGATGTGCAGTAATTTATAAAATTCTATTGGGAAATATTTTGCCTAAGAAGTTTTATAATTTTTTACTTGGTCCAATTGCCCTGCTAGGATTCTTTATTTAG